TTTCGCCATACGATATTTCAAAGCAAGCATCCGAGTCGTAAGATTCGGATGCTTTGCTTTTGGGCAGATCGTTGGGAGGAGATGATGCAAAACACAGTTTTTGATATGGGAGATTTCGTAAACAAGAAAGCGAGTGCTCAGACCGCCTTTAACTTTAGTTTCCAAAACAGACCGTTGCCGCAAAAACAAGTCGATTTTTGCGAAAAGTGCTGTTTATTTTTAATGATTTCACTAATTTAATATTTAACTGTTTGATTTACAGCTTGTACTCCATGAAGGGACGTAAGAAACTACCGGATGAATTGAAAGCCTTGCGCGGGACGGATCAACCTTGCCGCATGGAGAGTGGTAAGACGCCGACCGTCACATTCGTCGTGTCGCTTCCCCGATCCGGCCTGAAGGGAACGGCGAAAAAGGTGTTCGAAGTCGTGGCGACGGAGTTGATCCATAATCGCCTGTTGGATTTGGTCGGTGTGGATCTTGTCGTGGCCTACGCCCGCGAAATGGGCTTGTACCACGACATGATGCGAGCTGTCGAAAAGGAGGGATGCACGATAGAGGTAGCGACCAAGTCCGGCACTACGACCATCGTCAATCCCAAACGCAAAGTCGCCGAATCGGCGCTCGCCAACGCCAAGTCGCTGGCTGCCGAGTTCGGTCTGACGCCATCGAGCCGTCACCGTGTCGCTGCGCTCCTGTCAGGCGATGTTCTAAAAGATGATTTTGCCGAATTTGAGGAACTACCGTAGTAGCTCCTCGATGATGGCTTTTACAAATTCGACAATAACGTAATCGATAAGGGCATTAAATACCCGCAATGCGAATTTTTTGATTTTTTTCATAATCTGTTTTTCGCATAAGGTTTTGGCCCCTTTAGAATCGCGGAAAAGAAAGAACGATGAACATTAGCAAATTACATCCCGCTGAACAATATGCTCATGACGTCCGCGACGGCAAACTTACGGTCTGCAAATATGTGCGCCTCGCCGTCGAACGCTACTTCTCCGATCTGGAGAATGCCCTCGACCGTGGCTGGTACTTCGACCGTAAGGCTGCCGCGCGTGCGATTCGCTTCATCGAAAGCCTCAAGCACACCAAAGGCGAGTGGGCAGGCCGCAAGTTCCTGCTCGAACCGTGGCAGCAGTTCATCGTCTGGAACATCTTCGGCTGGATGCTATCCGACGGTACGCGCCGCTTTCGTTATGCCTATGTCGAAATTGCCCGCAAGAACGGCAAGACGGCATTATCTGCCGGCATCGGACTCTATATGCTTTTTGCCGACGGCGAGAGCCGTCCGGAGGTCTATTCGGCTGCAACGGTCAAGGATCAGGCGAAGATTTGCTTCTCGGATGCCGCCGAGATTGTTAAAGCCACTGATCTGAAGAAATACCTCTCGGTCTTCCGCAATGCAATTACCTACGAGGCGAAGGGAGGGATGCTCAAGCCGCTCTCATCGGACTACGGCACGCACGACGGTCTGAACCCTTCGTGCGGCATCATCGACGAGTTTCACGCCCACAAGGACAGCGGAATGTTCGACGTCATCAAGTCGGCCTTCGGCGCACGGCGGCAGCCGCTGATGTTTATCATCACGACGGCGGGGTTCAATAAGGCCGGAGCTTGCTTCGCCTATCGAGACAACGTAATCAAGGTGCTGCGGGGCGTGAACCGGGACGATTCGCTTTTCGGCATCGTCTATACGCTCGACGACAAAGAGGAGTGGGATAATCCGAAGATGTGGGTCAAGGCCAATCCCAATCTCGGCGTATCGCTTTCGGTCGATTACCTCGCCTCGCAGGTCATGGATGCCAAGAACCGTCCGGAAGCCGTCCGTAACGTGATGACCAAAAATGTCAATTTGTGGGTCGATGCCGAGCTGACATGGATTTTGGACGAGGCGTGGATGAAGTGTATCGGCACGACCGCTCCCGCCGACCTGAAAGGTTGCGACTGCTGGGGTGGTCTCGACCTCTCGAACGTAGGCGACATCACGGCGTTCGTGCTGCTCTTCCATGAGAACGATAAGTTTCAGCTTCTGCCGCACTTTTGGATTCCGGAGGAGAAGATGCTGGAGAAGATCAAAAAGGAGAATATCAACTACGACCGATGGGTAGTCGAGGGACATGTAACCGTTACGCCGGGCAATGTGGTGGATTATGACTTTGTCAAGGCCGACATACTGCGTATCACTGCCGACTATAATCTTAAATCGACAGCCTACGACCGCTGGAATGCGTCGCAGACGATCATCGACCTTCAGAACGAGGGGATGGAGTTTTCTCCTTTCGGACAAGGATTCGGTTCGATGTCGGCTCCGACAAAGCAGTTCGAGGCGTTGGTGCTGACGGGCGAGGTGGAACACTTCGGTAATCCCGTACTGCGGTGGATGCTCGCCTCGACAGTCGTGCAGACTGATCCGGCGGGCAACATCAAACCCGACAAACGCAAATCCATACAGAAGATCGACGGCATCGTCGCCTCGATTATGGCGCTGGGAGAATGGATGACCGCGCAGGCCAAAGACGAAACCAACCCCTATAACGAACGAGGACTACTGATTCTGTAAGCTATGAAACGAAAAAACAACTATCGGACGCGGCTCTGCGATGCGCCGCACAAACGAGCCCGCCGCGCGGAGATCGAGGCGGAGTTGGCGGCCATCGCGCCGCTGTCTTCCGCTATGCGCAAACTGCTCTCGGCCGAAGGCTTCGCCGATTACTATTTCGAGATGCAGGATTTATACCCCTCGCAACTGGAAGCCTACGAGCGATTGGAGGATTTCCACATCAACGTCACCGGTCATCGCCGCTATGCCGAGTTCGACTCGTTCCGCAAGGTATTGGAGCGAAGGTTGAAGAAACTACGAACGAACGCCTAAAGATTTGAGCGTCGGATTGTTTGCCCGATATACTAAGTCCCGATAATTTTGTTCTCCGGCTATTTGTGCTTCTGACTTGCCTTGTGGATTGGCGATTTTTGCTTTCAGCTTGTCTGTGATGTCGATATAATTATTGCCAACTTTTGCACCGGTAATTTCGGGATGATTGGTTCGGTAAGTTGTTTTGGTTGGACTGATCGTGTATCCGTCCTGTCGAATGATATCGAGAATTTCCGGTATCAGCTCCTGAAAATCAATAGGGCCGGAGATTGTCATATCGTCTACATATGTGGAAAATTTTAGTCCATGTTGTGTACAGTATTTGGCAAGCACATCTCCGGTTTTGGTGAAAACCAAATTTGCAACCAGAGATGAAGTCGGTGCACCTTGCGGAAGATGTCCATTGTATGTCGTCAAGCGTGTTAATATAGAAGCGACATCCGGAGAAAATCCGAATCGCACGAACATTCGATAAACCTCTTTACAGGGGATTGATGGAAAGAATCCGCGAAGATCGGTTTGAAAGATATATTTATTCCCTTGATGGAACCGGGCGTTCATTACGCAACTGCGACCTTTCGTCGAGCCGAAAGCATACGATGCAGGCGTAATTTTGCTATTCAGTAAACCGCAAATTCTCTTTTGGACGATTTTGAGCGTTCTGATGCTGGGATTGATAACGCGAACTTCGGGAGTTCCGAACTTCGTATATTTCAACTCTCCTTTTTTGTTGCGCTTCTTCTTTTTATATTCGTAATAATAGGCGTTCATGTCAGCGAGAATAGACGCTATTTCGCTATGCTTGATGCCTATGGCACGACATAATGATTCGGGGCTACTTATCATCGTTGAAGAAGGTGTCTAATAGTGATTTGACGGAAGGGGATATCATGCTGTAAATCTCGCGCTTGTTTTCCGGAATATCCTCGTTTTCGACTGCCATGAATAGTAATACAGGTAAAGGAATAGCGAGATTTTCGGCAATGGTTTTTATGGTTTGGATGGTCGGTTCTTTCTGATTATTTTCGATCTGCGAAAGATACGTCTGTGTGATGTTGCTCAACTTGGCAAGTTGGGTCTGCGTAATCTTCTTGCGCTTGCGTATATCTTTTATGACCGAACCAATTTTCAT